ATCAATTTCCAACGTTTACGTGTGTTGAAATCTTCCAGAGTATCAAAACTCATAAAATCATTTTCGTCAAAGGTCTTTTTAATTGGTTGTTTGTTAATCTTTTTAATTATTGTCTTCTGTTTTTCATCGTTAAACTTTCTGACTAGTGTCTGTTGTTCGTTTTTGTTATAGTCTACAAAAAATATGAAGACATTGTATTCTAAATCTACCGTTGGACTCTCTTTAACTGTAAACTTAAACTCTGTATACTCACCATTTTTTAAAATGACAGTACCCCTCGTTTCCTCTTCTAGTTCTCTTAGAGCACATCTGATAGGATTGAATATTTCTCTCCGCCTGCATCCACCTGTGACAAAAATCCAGTCTTTGAACCTCCGATCCCTCACTGTGAGGAACCGGGGCTTCTCGTCACAGAAGCTGACGGGTATAGCAATAGCTTTGTATTTTTTCATTGCGCATTCGCAAGTTATAATAAGCGGATAGGATTATTCTTCCTTCTTTTCTTCACTAGAATCCTCTTCTTCCACCTCCTTGTCCGTTTGGGGTTGTGCCACTGGCTCTGGAGAACTGAGGCGCTGAATGAGATGCGACGAAAAACCCTTAAGGTTTTCGACATCCTGCTTCGCCTTGTTCATCTCCTTGAATAGGAAAATAACACCGATGATAGCCACGATAGTGCCTACCATCATCAAAGTCTCTCGATCCATTGAAATCATTATACTCTATATAGAGTTCTTCTTTTTAAGTATTCTACACAATAGCACCCATATTGGATCTACCTGCTGGAGGGCACCCAAAAGGGGACTGGGCAAACTGGACGGCTTCGTAATGCGCATGTTCACATGATTTATCAGTCGATGGTGTGGGCTGACCGACAAACTTTTCGAGTGTCCTGGACTTAGGATCGTACGTCAATACAAAAACGATGGCAAGAAGGAAGACGATCTTCCAAAACATTTATTAATTACGGAGAGATTAGTTGGAGTAAAGAAGGCCACCCATACCATTCTCAATGCGGAGAACGTTGTAGTTCACAGCGTAAATATCTTTATCGGAGTTGGCGGTGTCGTTGACAATGCGAGCAGAGTCGAGACGAGAGAAGTTTAGAGTGCCAGTGGGCTGGAGTTTACCCGACTCGAGGCAGAAGGGATAGAAGAAGAGCTTGGTGCCACGCGCACTGTTGCCATGGGAAGTGTGATAATAGAGTGGCACAGTGGTAAAGTTGGGGTTAGCAAACTTGTAATCGGCAACATCAGTACCGTTGATCTGAAGCTTGAGCTTGTTAGCGGCGGTACTCACCATGGTGACGTTAGTGGCATCACCAGCGGCGAGGTACTTCACTGGGTGGTTGAAATTCAATTCCTGAATCTTAGCACCCGAAGCAATCGCCTTCTGAACCTGAGTAATGATCATATTCTGGGGGTTGGCAGCGAAGAACTCACGCTCCTGGGTATCAAGGTAGGCATAGTTGGCATAGACTTCCCACTTGCTGTTAGCCGCCTCCGAACCCCAAGTGATACGGAGCTCGACGTCGTGATACTGGAGAGAGATAAGAGGGAGGGCAGACTGCCAGTTCTCACAGAAAGCAAAGCGGAGGGGGTAGAAGCTCACCGAGCTGGTACCATCATAGAGAGCAGCGGCTACCGACTTGGAGGAAGAGTAGGCAGAGAGGGTGGGGGCGATGAGAGTAGAGTAGGTAGAGTCCTGCTCATCCACGACCTGGCCACCAATAAGAAGCTCAACCTTGGAGATCACAGTGGTCCAATCGGTGTAGGCATTGGCAGAGGATCCATCGGTCTTGATGGGCATGAGATAAACGTAGCCGAGCATGTCACCCTTGCGCTCGAGGCGAATAGTAGACATACCGCTGTTCGAGACGTTACCCTGGATGACCTGGCGCTCGACAGTTTGGGAAAAATTTGTGTGACGCTTGTAAGTGGAACGGAAAAAGCTGACTTCGGGCTGACCGACGAGGTGCACATCCTGAGCACCGACAGCGACGAGTTGGGCGATACCACCAGACATTTTATATTATATGGAGAGTTTATTTTTTTACAGTTTCATAATGTAGGCAATTGCGCGATAAGGTGGGACTTTTTCAAAAGACTCACCACCACCACTCTGCTGTGTAGTAGCTGTGTGAAGGTGTGTACCATCTGTGTCTGTAGTAAACGTATGTTCGTGTGCACCATTTTGTGTCGTAGAGATACTGTGAAGGTGAGCAGGATCGTCGGTTACAGATAGTTCGTGTGTGTGTTGAGGAACACCGGTAATTGTTAAGGTGTGAGTATGATTTCCCGAATTACCAACACCAAAGCCTATAGTTGCATAGCTAATCCAGCCACCAATATTAAAAGTCTGACTACCCCCATTGTGGCCACCTATACCACCGAAATTATATGCTGGTCGCGATGTATGACCGTGACTATGGGACTGATTTTGTATACCGTGACCAGGGTGGTTGCCACTATTAGATGTTGTACCTTCATGGTCGTGGTTACCCCCGGTACTTGTATCACCCGCATGAGAATGTGATTGGTTCTGTTGGTCTGTATCACCCGAATGACTATGTTGTCCAGCTTGAGCGGTTGTCACGGATGCGTGTGTATGAGCACCATCTGTATCAGTGGTACCGGTGTGTGCATGACCCGGTAAAGTCCCCGTTGTCATGGTAAGGTCAGAGTTGCCACCTGTAGATCCAGCAGTGTAGGTTCCATTTCGACCAATAATCATGTATCCCTGTAAATCAGGTGTTCCACTTGTGCCATCACAAATAGCCCAACCCGATGGAGGACTCGCTATGTCACCGTGCCACATGAGGATGACTCCACTTGGGACATGACCATATGAAACACCCCCGATATCTACACGTGTAGCACTCGTAGTACCATTTACTTCAACCGTTTCAGTTGCGGCTCCTGCAAGACCAATTCCCAATTTTTCGGTAATTAAAAGACTTCCAATGTGAAGTTTCTTAGCAACCCCGAGACCACCAGCAATTTTAAGAGCACCATCACTAGTTCCAGTTGAATTAGTCGTATCAGTGACACTCAAAGTAGTAATAGTGGTTCCGGCTAAATTTGTATCGCCACCGACTACATCAAATTTAAACGATGTGTTATTGGTACCAATACCTAAGCTGCCATCAAACGTGTGTATGTTCGTTGATGCCATCTGATATTATAAAACAATTTTTTTACTTAAGTTTTCATTATATAGGCTAATGCGTAATAAGGGGGTAATACTTCAAATGGCTGTCCCTGACCAGAATTATCCGTTGTGAACGTGTGTTCGTGTGCACCTGTACTAGCATACGTGAATGTGTGTTCGTGACCTCCGGTATTTGGTGCGGTTAATGTGTGTGCGTGATCAGCACTCGCGTTCCCAGAAGTACCAGTGTGTGAATGCTGAGGGGAATCTTGGGTAGCAAATGAATCGTGTTCGTGTTGCCTGTTTTGGAAACTACCACCCGTGTTGGCATTGTTCATACTATTTGAAGTACCATAAACTGCACCACCCTGTTTACCAATACCGAAAAAGTTATATGCAGGTCCCGCCACGTGCGGATGTCTATGACTAGGATCACTCGCGCTGTGACCATGATCACCCCCACCATTGGTAGTGCATGTGTGACCGTGTTGACCAGCCTGCCCCGTATCACTGTTTGCATGCCCGTGTCCACCCGCATTACCCGTTTCACCAGTGTGTGCGTGTTGTGCCCTACTGCTTGTATCTCCACTATGGTCGTGACCATCGAAGTTACCCGTCTGACCACCATGAGCGTGTTGAACTAAATTATCTTCTGTAAGTGTTACCTGTACAGAACCACCCGTTGTGTTGTGATCGGGTGCACCCGTAGAACCTAATATAAACCTATCCCGCAAGTCTGGAGTGCTGTTATTACCATCACAAATGACCCATCCTGTTGGAATACTACCTGTACTACCAGACCATATGGCAATGGCACCCGATGGTACGTATGCATTGGTTATGCCACCAATCGTAATACTCGTTGTTTTGAGGGTTCCGTCAATATTTACTGCATTAGTCACATCCGTGGTTCCAACTGATAGGGTTGTATCGGTCTCCGCGTTTTCACAACGGATTGTCTTTTGAACACCCATACCACCAGCCACCGTAACGGCGGCGGTTGTTCTATTAGAAGCTTCGGTTGTATCCGTCGAGGTCACCGTTGTAGCGGTTACACCCTCTGTGCGCGAGTTTCCTCCATAGACGTCAAACTTATAACTCGTTGTCTGAGTTCCAATGCCGACACTTCCATCAAAGGTTCTGATATTAGTCGTCGCCATTTGGTATAAGTGTATAATTTTTTTATTACGTTTTTCTTATAAACGCTAAAGCGTAATACACTGGAAGTATTTCGAATGCCTGTCCCTGACCAGTGGATTGGGTAGAAATACTGTGTGTATGTCCACCAGCTGAACTAGAAACACCCGAAGTGTGTGTATGTTGGGGATCGGTACTAGTTGTAAACTCGTGAGCATGTTGAGTATTGTAAGTGGATGTAGTGTACGTGTGTTCATGACTTCCATCGTCAGCTGTATTAAATGAGTGAGCATGCTGACCACCCGCTGCACTTGAAATACCCGCGTTGGCGCTTTGAATCCAGCCAGAACTATTTTGTCCCGGATTACCATTGTGTCCACAGATACCATTGAAGTTGCCAGGAGGTCCATATGAGTTATTATGACGATGAGCACCTTCTTGAAATGAGTGGTTATGATTGTGTGAA